GGTACCATCACTGATTAGTGGTGGTCCCCAAAGACCTGCAGCGGAGCCGCATCCCCCAGAGCTAATGGCTCTGAGTGGTGCTCTCGACGCCGTAACAGGACCCGCGGGGCCGAAGGCCCGTACGGGCCAAGGGTCATCCTGGGACCTGCTAATGCAGAAATAGAGTCCCAAGGGACCTCAAAGAATGAGGTAGCCTTGGAACGAACCAGTGTCCATGTGGGCTCTAACTTGGCCGCCTCCTTAGAGGCATGTCGAATTAAAAAGTCCATATAGAACTGAAAAGGAAGATTACGGGGCGGAAGATCCGCATCGTAGTCCACCTTAGACCACCGCTCAGCTCGGGACGCTATGTCACCGAGCTGCTTCCCGGAAAGGAGGGTATGAGCAGAAGGTGGAATGTAGAGCTTCTTTTGACGCTCTACCTTCTCCTTCCATTGCTCAGGTGTACGCCCTCCCTTTAGGAAGAACCAGGGTGGTTGGTCGGGGTCAAGCTCAGGTTCTCCCTTAGCTTGAGACGCCTTGTTCTTGGCGACCCCCGCGAACTCCCTTTCTGAACCGAACTGTGTACCGCCAGTCGCATCGGCGCTGGCAGAAGGACGGTAGGAAGGGCGCAAAAGCTCACGTGACCATGGGGTTTCCCCCATGGCGCGACGGGCCTGTTCGCGTGTCCAGTGGGCAGCTCTACGGACCATCCCGCCTGAAAAACGGGATGGGATCTCTCGGAGCCCAGGAAAGGATAGACCCCCCATTTGAGGAGGGTACCCAACCGGGGCACCGAGCTTCCATAAAGCTTTGACCAGAGGATAAAACGTAGAGTGGAAAGCGATTTTCTTTTGAACTCGCTGACCAGCTCCATGTTTCCTACAAATTTCGGAAATGGAAGTCCCGACATTCATATAGTTCGATTGACGAACCCCGTGAATGTCAAGACTTGGACCGAAGGGGACAACCCCGATCGGAACTCCATCCCGTAAATAGACTTCGGTGTAGATAGAATATCTACTATCAACGAAGTCTTTAGTCTTGGAAACACGACCTCCGATGCTCTCTAGAGCCTGGGTGTGTCGGTCGGAATGGTCTTTAGACATATAGGCGATACAATCATCGCCTGTAGTGTCGATAGACATCCAAGTAATTGGCAATTTCCGACTGAGTGTTTCAGTCAAGACGGTTCCCGAAGTCGCATCGTACCAAGGTCTTGGTGCAATCTTATTCGGCATACCGGGTTTCTTGTTCCCTAAGGGAGCTACCTTCCTCCTTATCGTGACGAGGGGACCTTTGTAGGTCGACTCGTAGGAGTAGAGTGTCACAAGAGGCAGAAGAGGCCATGAAGTAGGGGTGCCCATAAACTGGCACCTACGAGTAATACGCCCCTTCGGATATCGCAAGATATCCCAATCGTTCCTCAGAGGATCCTTCTCGAAATAGCTCCTAATACGGAGTGTATCGTGAGAAGTGATCAACTCGTGGGGGCCAGTGATCATATCGATCACTGGACCCCACCATTTTGGAACTTGTATGTACTTCTCTAACTCCCTATATAAGTAGGGAGTAGAAAAGAAATCATGGTCATCGGTAGCAGTCGTAAGGTCCTGCGACCTCCAAACCCAGTCAGAATTCTCAGAATGGGGTAGGAGGGGGAACTGCCCACGAAGGGTAGTTCCGATGCGCGGATCGTTAACCATCCAATGTTGGATAGCCGACCGAAACACCGATGCCAGGATGACCTCAGGTGCCGACGTCATCGTCGGTATCCGAGACTTATTCCCCTTTTCCAGGATAACGATGGGGCACACCCTAGGGTGCATTCCACGTTCCTGACACGTAAGGACATTACAGACCTTACGGTGTTCAATAAAGGGAGAAAGAAGATTAAGGCAGCCAGTAATCAACTGGACTGACTTTAAGTAATCCTGGTCGTAGTTATGACCTAATGAAAAAGAATACATGCGCTTTTCAGCCATGCCCTTTTTCATGAAGTCAAACCACGATGAGTAGGGCCCGGGACGGGTACCTACCGCGATAATGGTCTGCACTAAGGACGCAGTCCCACCACGGCCGCCCTCGCCTCTTCGAGTCTCGAGACACGCAGAGTGAGTAACCTCCAGATCGAAATGATCAGGAATAATGGCCGGACGGTAAAAGGAAACCCACTCACCGATCCACTTACGAAACTGCTCGCCACCAAAGTGGTCTGCAGGTTCAGTGACTCGACGAGCAAAGTCTTCAAGTACCTTCCCCTTGTTAAGGGTGATGGGTGCAGGGAGGGATCGTTTCAGATGCCCACCCTGTAAACCCATTCGGCGATTACGCGGAGTAAAGATCTTCCAAAGGAAATGATCCTTTGGAGTCCAAACCCCGGTAATCCCGTATGTCCGTAAGTCTCCGGACATCTCAGATGCAAGTTCCGACATTCGAACTGGAAACCGAAATACCAAAGATGGTACTCGGCGCCACAGTCGTCGGACGTAGGCTGTAACGTTACCCATTGCGAGTCGAGCGACTCGAAGGGCACGGTACACCTCGGCAGCCTGCTTGTTCCGCTCCCCTGCACTCCTGAGTTCCTTAACGAGGACATCAGAAGATGCGGAGAGACGTTCAAGATTCTCACGGTACAATGTACGGTCATGTGACTTCTTCTCACCCTTAAGGTGGGGAGAGCCTAGCCATCCATTATACCGGAGGTATCCAGCGCTCTTACCAACAGGAGGACGGGGGTGATACTCGAATTCACGGGTATACCCACGCTCCTTGGCGTAGAGAAAGCCTCCTTCGGAGACAGTGAAGGCGCAAGGCCCCCACTGGAAAAGCTCCGTTGGAAGTAAACTCATTTAGTGAGTCGCTGGAGGAGGGCCCCGAGCAAGATCTCCATAAGATCATTGCTGGCCCCTTCTTTCTTAGGCCCCCTCTCCTTTTTCGAGGGGGATGCCTTCTTCTCAGGGGGGGCACGTTTGTGCACCCTCGGGAGAGCGAAGGACTTCCTAAGGGAAGCTGGTAAAAGCTTCCGTTTTTCAAGGAACTCATCGAAGAGTGCCCGATATGCCTTCTCCTTCTTTGTACGAGGAGAGGACAAAAGAGGGACCTTATCGTCCTTGAAAGACTTGGTGCGTCGAGCCCATTCCTTTTTTAAGGTTTCGGGCTCTGGCACCTTGGAGTTTTGCTTCTTCGGCGGAGAGGAGACTGGAAGAAGATCTTTCTTCTTCGCAATCTTCTCAGATTTAGGCTTCTTCTCTTTTGGATTAGAAGTCTTCGCCGAAACCGTTCCTAGACCTGCAAGAAAACCTTGCAGGTCAGCTGCTTTCGTGAGCAGGCCATCTTTAAGGGCCTTAGTGGCCTTAAGATCGTCTGCCTCGAGAGCTCGACAAAGCCAACGGGGAGCACGCTCAAAATCGGAGAGATCGAGGAGGGCTTTTGCCTTCTGTCGAATCTGCGACGAGTAGTGTGACTGTGGTCTAGTCGGACGGGGTCTTTCCCCGGAGACAGGAGAGCCGAGAGGCTCTGAAGCTGCTCCCAAGGGAGCATCCCCCTTTACCAGGGGGGAAACCTTGCTAGGACCCTTATCCTTAGCCTTTCCGGCGGCACCTTCGATGATGTCGACGGGGGCCTCCTTTAACACGGGGGCCGCAGGTTGAGGAAGAGGAACCGCTTCTACTAACGTAACGGGCCCCGAAATGGGGGCCGGGACGTCCGAGCCGGTTAATAGCAAGTAGGGGTTCAGCACCTCGGTAGTTTCACGAAACCACTTCGTGAAAGCCGGGATACTGGACAAC